CAACTACAGAAAAAACCCTGTTTTATTATATCAACATAAACATGATCAGCCTATCGGAAAGGTAGAAAAAGTTACTGTTGATAAAAAAGGCATCTATGTAGAAGGTAATGTTAGTGATGCAGCTGAAAAATTACACGGAGTTCAAACTTTAATTAAAGACGGAGCATTAAAGAGTTTTTCAGTAGGATTCAGAGTTAAAGATGGTAAATATGACGCTCACTCAGATTCTATGACCATTACCGATGTTGAATTACTAGAAATTAGTGTGGTCAGCGTACCTGCTAATCAAAATTCGCTATTCAGCATTAGAAAAAGTTTTGAAGCAGACGATGAATATGATAACTTCGTCAAAAATTTCAAAGAAAGCGAGGAAGAAATGGAAACAGAAGATACTATTCTAGAAGAAAAATCTGATGAAGCCATTTCTGAAACCGATGTTGAGGCTGTAGAAGAAATTACAGAGACAATTGAAGTGGAAGAAAAAGCAACTGAAGAAACTTCTGAAGAAAGTGTCACTGAAGAAAAATCTGCAGAACCTGTTCTTGAAATGTCACAGGACGAAGAAGAGGAAGAAGATTTTGAAGAGATTGACCCAATGGCGCCAATTCCTTTCGTAAATCTCTTATCTGCTGAGACTTCTAGTTTAGACACTGAAACCTTTGTAAAGTACGAAGGAAAAAGATTTAAAATTACTAAAATTGCTACTGCCGAATCACCAAACTTTAAATTTTTAGAAGTTGACGTGAACGGAAAAACAGTAGATAATATAGTTACAGTTAAGGCTGAAGATATTGCCGTAGTGAATTCATGGGATATCGGTACTAAATACGATATTCATATGGTCAATACAGCTATTAGTACTTTAACTGATTCAGTCAGACAAGAAATTAAAACACACTACATGGAAACCAATACAGGTACTGAACAATCTTTATTTAACTTGAAAAGTGACGAGAGAGTTGTAAGTAGCTTTGATTTCCAAGAAAAACTAAACAAACTACTTAACCTAAAATCAAATGGAGACGATTGGTCTGATTCAGATTATGTCTTCGCAAATTACTTAAATGTGATGGTAAACGAACTTTCTCAAATGAAAGAAAATGATCATAGAGATCTAGCCTTAAAACTACATGGGCATGAAATTAATACCGTAGAAAAGGAGAATAACGACATGGCTACTCAAACTGCAGGTGATGTGCTAACTATTGACACAGGCGCAACCGAAAATAAACAAGCAGAAGCTAAAGCCGCCCCAGTAGAAGTCTCTGAGCCTAGAGTGGCTGAGTTAATCGAAAAAACTGGTCAGGCTATTTTAGCTGAAACAGATGCACAAGATAAACAAACTATCGTGCATGAAACACACTCAACCGCTTACACTCCTCGTGAGACCGAAGCTGTTGCTGAGTTAAAAGCTCAGATGGAAAAATATAGAGAAGAAATTGCTGCTCTTCAGAACAGCAAGATGGTATGGCAGGAGTCTCAGCGTAACTCTGATCGTTGGAGTGCTGCTGATCAGGCAAAAGCTGTTATGCTTGCACACGCTCTTGGTAAGTCTAATCCAATGGACACCAAGTTTGGTGCTCGTATGAAAGCTGATGTCACAACTGTTGACCAGTTCCTTTCTAACTTCTCTTCAAACATTTATGAAGAGATGCAGCAGCAGTTAGTAATTGCTCCAATGTTTGAGCGTATTGCTGTTGATGCAAAAACCTTCAGAGTACCAGTTGCTGATGAAGATACCACTGACGACGTTGCACAGTTTGCTAACGGTACATATGCGTCTGGTATTGGAGACACAACTAACGTACCAACTTCTGGACGTAACAACCAGATCAAAGCTGTTGAGTTTACACCACACAAGTTCATGGCTACAACTCATATTGCTAAAGATGAAGAAGAAGATACAATTCTTCCTGTTATCGACTTCCTCCGCGCTGGTGCAACTCGTCGTCTAGCACGTTCTATCGATAAGTCGATCCTACGTGGTACTGGCTCTCTAACTGGATTTACAGCTAACTCTGTTGCTGCTATTTCTGGTGGTGCTGGATTCGCTTCTGTTATCAAAGGTGTTGTTGAACTAGCTAACGCTGTTGGTGGTGAAGCTCTTAATGTTCAGACAGGTGGTAACTCTACTAAAGCCTCACCAGCTAACATTGCCTCTGCTCGTGCCGTACTTGGTAAGTATGGTCTACAGCTTGGTGATCAGCTAGTATACTTAACAACTGTTGAAGGTTATAACTCACTAGTAGCTGAGTCTGACTTCCGTACAGTTGATAAGTTCGGACCAAATGCGACCTACTTAACAGGTTCACTTGGCGCCATCTATGGAATTCCTGTTGTAATTACTGAATTCCTAGATAACGTTGGCGGTGCTGATTATGATATCGGCGCACTTATCTACAAGCCTGGATTCATGATTGCTGAAAGACGCGGCATGGAAATCGAGAGCGAGTACGAACCACGCCAGCAGGTCACTGCGATGTACATGAGCACACGCTTTGACTTTAAAGCGCTAACCACGAACTCAAGTGCAGCTCTAGATGCTACTAAGTATCCATATGCAGCAGTTGTTCGTTCTGGTACATAATAGTTTCGACTATTAAATCATTAACTAGGCGTTAATACAACGGGGTAGGTGTAAAACAACGCCTACCCCTTTTTACTAGGAGGAAAAAATGGATCCAATTCAAAAATTGTTATCAATTAGTGATTATCAAGAATTTCTTGAACAGATGCTAACCTACACAGGAATTGATAAAGAAGATATGAAAACTAAGTGGAGAGCTAAATGGAGAGCTCCAAAGCCTGCTGCTACTGTAACTAATAGAACAGTGAGCGCAACTACTAAAAAAGTTGTAACTGAGACATCAAAAACTACTACTCTTGATGATTAAGGAGTATAATTATGACACAATCAGTAACTGTGCCTTTTGTAACTTTAGGAGAGGTAAAAGAGTATCTTCAAATTAATAGTCCTACTTATGATACTAGATTAAGTAATCTAATTCATTATGCTTGTTCTGTTGTAGAAAGTTATATCGGCAGAGAAATAAAAAGTAATGTTTATACAGAAACTTTTGATGGGGGAGTTTCTCAAGTTTTTGTGTCTAGACTACCTATCAACAGTGTAAAATCAGTAACAGAGTTTTACCGAAAAAACCATTTAACACTACATGGTCCAAGAAGTGATGGGGCATTAGTTTCGGATAATTTTGATACTTCTATTGTTACAGCAACTACAGGAGCATCTTTAAATACTAGAAGAAAGAAATTTGGAAGAAGTTCTTTGCAGTTAAACGGAGACGGTGGTTCTTTATTTATTACCGATCCTGACTCTAATAATCAGAAGTTTGACTTTCAAACTGATGATTTTACTATTGAAGGCTTTTTTAGAACTGAGATATTGAATAACACTAAAACACTAATTAGTCGCGCTTCTAGTAACACTAATTACATGGAATTAACTTTAGATCCGTATTTTGGAGCTAAATTTACAGCAAGAAGTGCGAATACAGAAGTTATGAATGTTTACCATACTACAGGTGTTGGTAATGTTAACAACTATTATGGTGCTAGAAATAACACTTTTAGTCACTATGCGGTATCTAAACAAGATGGGGTACTAAGATTATTTGTCAATGGTGATTTAACAGATACTCAAAATACAAATAATTCAGTTCCTTCATTTTCTTCAGGTACCTCTTTATTCGTAGGTAAAAGAGGTATTGCAGGAGAAGAAAATTACTTTAAAGGCTATGCAGATGAAATTAGGGTGACTATTGATGCTAAGTATGCTGCTTCCTTTACCCCAACCACTTATCAACACCCTACAGACGATAATACTGTTGTATTATTACATTTAGACGGTAGTAATAACAGTACTACTATAAGAGATGATTCTCGTGCTGATCCACAATATATTTGGGATGGAGGTACTGGAGGAATTAAACGCTATATTGGAGGAGTAAGAGGAACTCCTGATATATCTGTTATTCCTAATATTATGTTTAAAGATTATCCGTCAGGAATTAAAGTTACTTATGACGGTGGATATACTACTATTCCTAGAGATATTAAAGTTGCCACTTTAGATTATATTAAGATTTTACATAAACAAACTCAAGAAAATGCGGGATTCTCTCTAAGTGGAGAATCAGGTAAGCAGCACTCATTAAGTGCTAACTTCCCTCCTCATATCCGTAGAGTTCTTGAAATGTACAGGATTGTGATGTAATGGCAAAGCCTATTATAGCTTATCAAGTTACAGTTACGGAACCAGAGTTATTAAATAATTATACAAATTTGTTTAAAGCTATGGGACAACTATCAGGTACTAAAAATGCTAGACAAGAAAAGTTATGGGGCGATAGAATCGAAGAAACTCTAGCAAAATACTATGGAGGTAGAGTTTCTGAACAAGCGGCAAAAAATGTAGCTGGTGTTCCTGATTTACAAATTGAAAGCCCAAGAATAGCTAGAGCTTTATCTAGAATTCTTGGAACTGATGAACAAGACATACTACAACCCGAAGTAAAAGCAAAAAGAGGTAGTAAGTATGGATCTACTATCGGACAGGCAGCGTATTCTGGTTTTAGTAATAGTCTTTTAGATGCTATTAAATTGCAAGCAACTGAAGCTGAGCAGACAGGATTATTAAGACAAGATAAAGATTTTGGTAAAGTAGGAAAACAATCTTTTGATGTAAATAACCCTGAAGAAGTACTAAAAGCAGCTAGAGCTAAAGTAGGAGGTCCGGGATTCTTTAACTTAATTAGAGATAATGATCCTGAACTACATATGCAGTTTTATAACAAGGCTAAAAATTTGCTTATCTCAAAAGCAAATATTGTAAAAGGTAAAGTCACTTCCGTTAACGTAATAAATATATTTTTTCCAAAAACTGCTTTTACTTCTCCTCCTTTTGTTACTGAATTAAAAAAGAATAATATTCAATATAACCTATCTTCAACTTTTGAAAAAAACTTAATTAATCAATTAACAGAATCAGGAGCAGCTGTTACAGCGTCTAGTTTAGATGAGTTTCAAAAGGTTATTGAAAAAATAGACGGTAAAAGAAAAACTTCTACTCAGACATTTAAAAACGCTCCATCACTTGATTTTGAGATATTGTTTGGAGTTCCTACGGGTGGTAGTATTCCAAGAGTATCAGGTAATATTAAAAGAGGAAATGTAAAAAGAAGAGAATCAGTAAAAGATACTGGTAGATTTATTTCTTCAATTCAATTAACTACTATTTTGAGAAACAAAATTGAAGGCAAAATGCCTAGAATAGGCGATCCTAACCCTACCGAAGGATTAAAATATAGAACAGGTAAGTTTGTTAACTCTTTACAATTTATAGTTGATTATAAGAAAAGTTTAATATCCTATTATGCTGATCCCCCTGTATCTCAATATTTTGATAAATTTCATTCCCGTCCTTATGCTGTCGGACAAAGGTTAATTAGACCAACGATTAGGCAAACTGCTCAAGAATTGTTCGGCAGACAGTTTAGAATTATTAGGACTTAAAAAAATTTAGTTTGCCAGAACCAATTACAGGTGCTATACTTATAATGTCGAATCAGAGAAGAAATATTATTAATCATATTCTCAATAACTTAAAGTTGATAAACGAATCAATATCATCTTTAAACTCATCTTATACATTTCAAAATAATATTTATGGTAATGTATTTAGAAAAGTAAAATTTTTAGACGAAGTAAACGATTTCCCCTCGATCTACTTTCAAGTCGGTGAAGAGGTTAGAGTATACAATACTTTAGGTAATACCACGGGTATAATAACTTTAACTCTTAGAATTTATGTTACAGAAGAAGATTCATCTAAAGGATTAGATAGTTTAATTCAAGACATAGAACACGTAATATATAATATGAACACTGGTATATACGATATAAGAGATATAACTATAAACAGTGTAGATACTGATGAGGGATTAGTAAAACCATACGGAATTGGTGAGATAGAACTTATCATTGAGTATGAACTAGATAATTAAGGAGTTAAAAAATGGCGGGTACTCAGCTAAACTTACAAAGAAATACTACAGTCTTTTACTCGATAAAAGACTTGTCGCTGACTTCAACAGCAGCTGCTGATCTTACTCCTGCTAATACCTGGAGAATTGAGGTTTTAGCGGGGTACGCTCTTTCTGCTGATTCTGCGGTTCAAGATATCACCTCATTAGAGAGTGGATTAGACCCAGATAGAAGTGTACAAAGATTTAACACTGCACGTAATCCTGTGGAGTGGAATTTTCAAACATATTTAAGACCTACTGGAGCCGAAGTAAATGATGGTTCTCAAGGTACAGGATTGGCTGAAACAGGAAATACTAAGCCTGTAGCTGATTGGTATTTATGGCAATCATTAATTAGTAATACAGCACCTGCATCTTCAAATGGTGGTGAACAGTCTGTATGGTTCTATGATACTAGCACGTCTTCTGCTAAGATTAAATCAGCAAATACTGCAGCATCAGCAAATACACATTCAACTCGTTCTAACTTTGCTATTGCTCAAGAAAATCATATGTACTTTAAGCTTGATAACCTTGTATACCAAGTTAAGAAAGCAATTGTAAACACTGGTGAAATTGATGCTTCTGTTGATGGAATTGCAACTACTACTTGGAGTGGTTTTGGTACAGAAATGGTTGAATTGACTGGTGATGCAAGAGATAAGGCTATTGCTGTATTTGGAGGAATTAATAATAGTGGTACTACTATTACTCCTAATGCGTCTATTACTACTACAGACGCAGCTTCACATCATCCTTATGCTACAATGAATGTAGAAGGCTCAACTTACACTGTTGACTTTATTAAAAACCGTTTAAGTGCTATTGAGATTTCACATCAAGGATCTGCTGCAGAAGGTGCTAACGTATACTCATTCCCTGTAACTGGTCTAAGCTTTAGCTATTCTAACGATGTTACATATCTAACACCAGAAGAACTAGCTGCTCTGAACACTCCAATTGGACAGTTTACAGGATCTAGAACAATCACAGGATCATTTACCGCATATCTAAGATCTGCTTCAGAAAACTCTACAAGAGCCAACTCTGCACAGTTCTTGAACAAAGTTGTGAATGACTCTCGCGTGTCTCACGCATCTACTAGCTCTGCTAACATTCAAATTGGTGGTGGAACTGCTCCATATTTCCATATTGCAATGCCAGCAGTGCAGTTTAACTTCCCAGTTCATCAAATTGATGATGTTCTTGGAATGTCTGTTGACTTCCTTGCACAAGAAGGTCAGCGTGGTTCTGGAGACGAGATTGAGTTCTTCGTAAAAAGTGATAATAACTAATAAAATTATTACTTGAGGGGGTAAATAATTTCATGTGGGTGTTCATCATGAGCAACAACGAGCTTCCCCCTCAGCTCTGTTTTAGCTAATAATGATGGACACCCTTTTTTTATATTAACACCTAGTAGGGGGAAACATGAGTAAAATTTCAAATTTAATTGCAACAGAAACTATCACCGAAGTAGAATACCCAGATATTGATGGTTTTATTTTAAAAATTGCCTATCTTAGCAGAGAAGACCTAGTTAAGATTAGAAACCAAAGTTTAACTTATAAATTTAATAAACGTACTCGTCAACGTGAAGAAGAGATTGATCAAGATAAGTTTTTAGAAGCTTATACTAAAAAAGCAATTAGAGGTTGGAAAGGTTTAAAATTAAAAAATCTTCCACAACTCTTGCCTGTTGATTTAACAGGGGTTAATCTAGAAGAAAACGTAGCTTATTCAGAGGAAGAAGCTCTTGAACTAATTAAAAACTCTTCTGTATTTGATCAGTTTATTACTGATTGTATGAATGATTTTGAGCAGTTTTCCGTAACAAAAAAAGCTGAAGCGGAAAAAAACTAATAAGATACCTCCAATCTAATTTTGCAGGTGGAGGTATCACAAAAGAGCAATATTGGTTGATGGCAGATCAAATGGGTTGGGAAGATTTTGACGATCAACCTCTTGATGCTTCAGATTTATCTTTAGAGGCTCAACAAGCTCTAGTTTTAATGAATGTATTACCTGATAAAGTTGAAGGTATGAACGGGGTTTGGTTAGGTAAAGAGTACGCTGGTTTATCAGATATTATGACAATATTTCAAATGGTAAACTGGAAAGATACTTTTGAAATGCTTCAAATCTGTATTCAAGAATATAGTAAATTCTATGAAGAAAAGCGTAAACAAGAAGAACGAAAAGCAAAAGCTGGTTCTAAATTTAGATAGGATGATTAATGGCTAGTAGAATAAATGAGATTCGTACCAAAGCTACCACACAAGGTTTTGATAAAGCTGCTAAAGATGTTAACAAGCTGAATCAAGCCCAAGAGCGTACTACTCGTTCCTCTCAAAATTTAGGAAAAGCTTCTGCTGCTTCAGGTAGACAATTTGCCGCTCAAGCCTCCGGCTTAGGCGGTTTTGTCGCTGCTTATGCTGGTGCAGCTGCAAATATCTTTGCAGTCCAACAAGCTTTCTCTGCACTATCTCGTGCTGCTCAAGTTGAAACTACTATTAGAGGTACTCGTACACTTGCTGCTGAAATTGGGTTAAGCGGTGATGCTATTATATCTAAACTTCAAGAAGTAACACAAGGTCAGTTAACAGCTGCTGAAGCTGCTCAAAATGCTAACATTGCTTTATCTGCTGGTTTTAATACAGATCAGATTGAACAACTAACTGAAGTAGCTACTAAAGCATCTAAAGCTTTAGGTAGAAACTTAACTGAATCAATACAACGTGTATTTCGTGGTGCTATTAAGCTAGAACCTGAACTATTAGATGAAATTGGTATCTTTACGCGTATTGAGCCAGCTGTTGAAAAATATGCAGCATCGTTAAATAGAAGCGTAGGATCTCTTACAGAATTTGAACGCCGTCAAGCATTTGCTAACGCTGTAGCTGAAGAAGGTCAGAGAAAATTTAATGAAATCGACTTATCTTCTCGCAGTGCACAAAAATCTCTCGAACAACTTTCCGCAAAATTCTTAGATTTAGCTACTAAAATTGGTATATCACTAGCCAATTTTATAGAACCTTTTGTGGCTTTTTTATCAAAAGATTTTGGTAACACTCTTTTAGTTTTAGGTGGTATATTTACTCTTGTATTTAGAGGAGCGGCACAACAAGTAGCGCAATTTACCCAGGCTTCTGTTGTTGGTCTTAATAAAGCTCTAGGAACTTTAGAATCTTTTTCTCGAAAATTAGGAGGAACTTCAGAACAATTTGCAGCTACAACTGCTAAAGCAACAGAAGCTGCTGGAGGTTTTGTAGGTCAAGGAGGTTTTGCAGGTCGTAGAGAGATAGCAGGAGAAGCTACAAAAGCTAAACAAGCTGTTTTAAGTGGTTCTATTGGTTCAGTAGCTGAAGCAAAGGCAGCAAGAGACGCATTAAAAGCTCAAATAGCCGAAGAACGTGCTTTTCAGGCTGCAGTTAGAGCAAGTAATAGAACTTTAGAACAGAAAAATATAGCCTTAGAAAAATCAAGAGGAAGAACACGAGCACTAACACAAACTGTTAGAGAATTAACCTTGGCAGAACAACAAGCTGGAATAGCTTCCAGATTTTTAGCTAAAAGTACTAAGATAGCTTCTGTAGCTGTTACAGCATTTGGTACTGCAGTAGGGTTTGTGCTATCTAAATTAAATCTGTTGTTTTTTGCAATAACTACAGTACAAACTGTTTTACAGTTTTTTGGGATTGACGCTATTGGCTCAATAGTTAGTTGGTTTCAAAAACTAGGTGAAGAACAAAGAATGATAGAAAAAGGTTTTAAAGGGTTAGTTTCTTCAATTACAGAAGTAAGTCAAAGCATGTTAGAATTAGCCGGGCTTGAAGAGGCCACTGACTATATTGATCTAGTTAATAAAGCTTTAGATGTAACAGATAAAGTTATGGAGAAAGTAGTAGTAAGAAGCGGTTTTCAGGTACACGCCTTTAATAAAGTAAGAGATGCAACTCCTGAAGAACAGATTGAAGCATTAAGTAATGCTATGAGAAACCTTAGAGAAGATATGGATGCTGGTACAGGTGATATAGCTAAACAAACTATAGCTTACAATGCTTTAAAAGATGCTTTAAAAATTGTTTCAACAGGGTTAGAAGATTATAGTTATCAAATAGCTAGAGGTGCTGATGCAACAGGATTATCAGAAAAAGCTTTTGCTGGAGCTGTTATTAGACTAGAAGATATTGGGGCTCTTTCAAGAACAGCTAGTAATGAAATTGAGTATTTTGGCCAAACTATTGGATCAGTAAATGATAAAGGAGTTGCAGTTTTAACTGAATTTGGAGAAGTTATATTTGATTCTGCTGCTAAAACTGAAAATTTAAGAAAAACATATCAAGAAGCTTTTAATGCGGGAACAATTACTGCTGAAAAAGCCTCTAAAACTCTTTTAGGTTATAAAAACATTCTTAAAGAACTAGAAGAGGCTTATGAAGCCTCAGATAGACAAAACAAAGCTTTAGCAAATGCAATTGCAGTACAAACAGCAAAAGTAAATGCTCAAAGTAAAGCAACAGAGAGACTTTTAGCCGCAGAAAAAAATCTTAAAACCTTTAGAGAGGCTTTTTCTAAAGAAATCAGAGCAGTAGATACAGCTATTTCTGCAGGTGTTTTAGGAATTGATGGGACATTAGCTAAAAACGCCGCTGAACAACAAGCAAATCGTGTTAAATATTTACAACAAACTATTAATGCTTTTAATGAACTAAACGAAGAGCAACAAAAAGGTAAAAATCTAAATGGTGATACGGTTAATATTTATCAGGCTGGTATTGCTGCCCTTAAAGCCCAAGCAGGTATTGTTATTGGATTACCTGCAAAACTTGAAAAAATTCGTTTAATAGAAGAAAAAAGACAAATGGTTTTAAAACAACAACTTGAGTCTTTAAAACTTCAAAATGAATTAATTGCTGTAAACGCCCTTGTATCTCAAAATAAACTTGAAAAAGAATTGTTAGAGGTAAGGATTAAGCGTATCAATAGAGAAAAAATTTCCTTAGAGCTACAAAAAGCAAGAAATCAAGCAGGAGTAAAAGAGTTAGAACAGTATAAAAATTTACTACAACTTGATCAAGAAAGAGAGTCTTTACAAAGTAAACTAGCAAGAGCACAGCTAGAGGGTACACAAATTACTAGCGAATTAGACGATCAAAAAGCTCTTTTAAACGCTAGAATAGAAGTCGAGAAGGCTGCTACTTCTACCTCTCAAAATCAGTTTAATGCTAGAATGAAGCTATTAGAAGTAGAAAATCAAAATAATCTTAATGACATTGAGAGAAGACGTGCTATTGCTCAGTTTGAATATGATGTAAAAAAGACTGAACTCAGTAACCGAATGGAAATGTTACAAGCAGAAAAAGACATTAATGATGAAAAAATTGCAGCATTGAGAAAAGAAAATAACTTTGAGTATAATAAAATAATTCTCCCTTTACAAGAACTAGAAGATAAGAAAAGAACAAACGAAAGAAGGGCTCTTGAATTACAAATAAGTGTATTAGATGCTCAAGAAAAAATCAATCTTGCTAAAATAGAAGCAGATAAAGATAACAGATTAGCAGAACTAAAATTAGTTGAAGCAAACTATTCTTTACTAAAAGGGGAGATAGAATTAGCAAAGAGCTACTTAGAAGGTAGAAAAAAATTAATTGAAGCTGAGTCAGATATAATTAACGGACTTCTAAAAGCTATCGGCATAATAAAAGAAGTTGAACTTCCAGATATAGGTAAAATCAATCTTGATATCGGAGGACAGAGTTTAGATGAATATATTAAAGACGCTAAAGACGGCATTATGGAAACTTATAAGCTTCAAGTTAAAAACTCAAAAGCTCAAAGCGAGATTACTAGAGATGAATTAAATAAAAAAATATCATTGTATGATGAGGTAACTGCATTAATTGAAAAAGAAAGAGATTTACAAAATCAACTAAGATCAGAAAAAAACCAAGCTGCAATAAATGATATTAAAAACGCTAATACTCTTATTGTTAAAAAATTAGCTAATCTAGCGATCGAACAAGATATAGAAAAACAACTGTTTGATAATATTATCAAGAACCTTGATAAAGAGGCAGCTCTTGAATTATTAAATCATGAAGAAAAAGTTCGTCAGTTAAAAGAAGAGTTTGATTTAATTACCAACATTGCCAATGATTTGAAGTCTAGTATTTCCGGTACTTTAACTGGTTCAGTAAATGATTTCTTTAAAGCTATTAATGAAGGCACTCTTACTACAAAAACATTCAGAGAAGGAGTGAAAACTTTATTTGTCAATCTTCTTTTAGATATTCAACAAGCCTTTATTGACAATCTAATCAATGAACCAATCAAAGATTTAGTTATTTCTTATGTTGATAAGGCAAAAGATAAATTTACTACGGCTTTAGTAAAATCTAAATCAGAAGATGGTTCAGCTACTAAAACGGGAGCTCTTCAGTCAGGTGCTGCTGGTGATGGGACTAGAGGTATTAAAGAAGTTGGAGCAGAAATTAATTCAGGAGTTTCAGGAATTATGGAAAACGTAAAAGGTACTACTATTGCTGCCTTTGCAGGTGTGCTCGCTGCCACAGGTGACTTTAAAAAGGCTATTATTGCAGCATTTCTTGAAATGTTTATTCGTATTATGGCACAAAAGGCTGCAACACAATTTGGATTTGCAGGTGGTGGTAAGGTAGATCCTTATGGCGGTGTAATGCGTTTTGCAAAAGGAGGACCTGTAAATACTCTTCGCGATAGAGTTCCTGCTTTGTTAGAACCAGGTGAGTTTGTGATTCGTAAACCAGCTGCCA